ATAAAAAGATGAATTAACCATAACAGATCTTGATTTATATTGTCGTAAAATTACCATGAAATATGATGGTTGTATTTAAAATTTTTATGTTCAAATTTGAACATAAAAATTATACTTTTGTACTTTTAAACTTCAATTTATCTTTGACAGGTTTTTCAGAAATTGTAACTTGTCGTAGACCATTAATAATTTCTTGTGTTGTAATCTCTACATTTTCAACGCCAGCATTACTAAGGATATCTTTGAGTTTATATTCTTTTTCTTTTTGACTTATGTTTTTTTTAGGTACGGTTGGTTTAACCATTAAAGTTATATTTCTTTGATTATGCTTAAATATAACTCCTTCTTGATTATGGTTTTTAAGATAGGAAATTATACTGTTTTTAATTTCTTGTTCAGCCTTTTTATACTCTTTGATCTTATCTCTAAAGTACATTAACTGTTTGCATTCATCTTCCAATGTCATTTATTAAATAAGAGATTTTGTTTTAGAGGATGTAGTGGGACGGCTAAACAAACAATTTATATTCAACAAGCAATAAATAAATGATACTCTTACCTACAACTACTACTATAGTAGATAAATATCTTCAACACCATACAGAAGAGGTTGCAATAAATGGCATAACAACTCCAATTTTAGAAAATATTAAACCTTCAACTCGTACATTGTTGCAAATTATAAAAGAAGCTCCGTCATTACGTTTATCTCATTTCGAAAAAGTTATTAATATAGCTGGAATGGAACCTTTATTGAATGATATTCAAGCAAATATGACTATTTTTGTTCCAAGTGAATTAAATCTTCCGAAAACTGTATTAAAGTCATGTAATTCCGATTATATTAACAATGTGGATATTTTAACCCTTAATTTTGAAGATGCAAGAAAACTCGTTAATAGCGTTATTATACCAAACATATTAACAACTACTATGATGATTCAAAGTGCATATACACTTTATAAAACTCGAGATACAATCAATAAATTATTGATTGAAACACCTCATTGTGTTCAATTTGAACCATATACTTTTAATAAACCACCCTTTGGAATTGTAGTTAATAACAAGTCTAGAATTGTTGTTCCAGATATTGTGGCTTCTAATGGCATAGTTCATATTATAGATAAATATCCATATTAAATTTACCGTGTTTTTAATGGTTTTTAACACTATTAAACTCAACAAATTTTTTGTACATTATTGATGCAAATTGAAAAAGTTTTTTAAAATCCAGAAAATTGAACTTAAAATGAACTTAAAATTTATATTTAAAAGCTAACATGATTTCGTGTTTTAAAACTGTTAAAACTGTTAAAACTGAAGATTTAACCAGTCTCAAGCGCGACCATGAAAATGGTCGTCCATGGGATGAACGTACATGTAAGGAAGCCGCAAAGAATGGTCGTTTGGACTGTCTCAAGTACGCTCATGAAAATGGTTGTCCGTGGGATATACGTGTATGTAAGGTAGCTGCGAAGAATGGCCATTTGGACTGTCTCAAGTACGCTCATGAAAATGGTTGTCCATGGGATCAACGTGTATGTGAAGCAGCTGCGAAGAATGGCCATTTGGACTGTCTCAAGTACGCTCATGAAAATGGTTGTCCATGGAATGAACGTACATGTTCAATAGCCGCAGGAAGCCATTTGGACTGTCTCAAGTACGCTCATGAAAATGGTTGTCCATGGAATGAATATACATGTCAGAACGCTGCAGAAAAAGGTCGTCTCGAATGTCTCAGGTATGCTCATGAAAATGGTTGTCCATGGGATGAATGTACATGTTCTGGAGCTGCAGAAAAAGGTCATCTTGAATGTCTCAAGTACGCTCATGAAAATGGTTGTCCATGGGATAAGCATGTATGTTCTGAAGCTGCTAGAAATGGTTATTTAAATTGTCTCAAGTACGCTCATGAAAATGGTTGTCCATGGGATGATCTTACAACTTGTTTGGCTGCTATAGAAGGACATTTGGATTGCCTTAAGTATGCTCATAAACATGGATGCTCTTTGGACCCTAATATATGTACTGATATTGTTGATGATGAAGATTATTGTCACTTGGACTGTCTCAAGTATGTGCATAAGCATGGTTCTTCATGGGATGAAGAAACTTGTGTTGGAGCTACTAGATGGGGTCATTTTAAACTTTTAAAATATGCTCATGAAAATGGTTGTCCATGGGATGAACGTGTATGCGAATTAGCCGCAGAGAAAGGTTATTTAAAAATTTTAAAATATGCTCATAAAAATGGATGTCCATGGAATGAACGTGTATGCGAATTAGCCGCAGAGAATGGTCACTTTGACTGCCTCAAGTACGCTCATGAAAATGGTTGTCCATGGGACCCTGAAATAATGTGTTGTGAAGCTGCTACAGGTGGTAATCTAAAAGCTCTTAAATATGTAATTAAAAACGGTTGTCCATGGAGCAAATATGCATGTTATGAAGCAGCTGAAAGTGGTAATGTGGAATGTCTTAAGTATGCTCGTGAAAATGGTTGTTCATGGGGTGATGAAAGTACATGTGCTATAGCCGCAGGGAAAGGTCATTTGGACTGTCTCAAGTACGCTCATGAAAATGGTTGTCCATGGGATAAAAGTACATGTTATCACTCAGCTATGGAAGGTTATTTGGACTGTCTCAAGTACGCTCATGAAAATGGTTGTCCATGGGATAAAAGTATATGTTCTGAAGCTGCTAGAAATGGTTATTTAAATTGTCTCAAGTACGCTCATGAAAATGGTTGTCCATGGGATCGAAGTGTATGTTTCGAAGCGAATAGATATAACCAAAAAGACTGTCTCAAGTACGCTCATGAAAATGGTCTTTAAATATATTATTAATCTTTTATTACTATTCTACTAATCTTTTGATGTCTAAAAAAATTAAAAAAAATAAAAAAAAATAAAGACATCAAAGGAATAAAAATAAAGGCATAAGGCATCAAAGGATAAAAAATTGATTTTTCTAAAGCTAAAAAATAATAAATAAATCATGATTATCGATGAATCTAAGAATGAATTATTAGATACTTTAGGTCAAATTAGACTTAAAGATTCATATATGACAACTGGTGAAAATTCTCCCCAAGAAAGATTTTCTTTTATAGCTTCAAGTTTTTCTAATAATGATAACGAGTTAGCTCAAAGACTATATAATTATATATCAAGTCATTGGTTAAGTCCCAGTTCTCCTCAGTTGAGTTTTGGGAAAACCAAACAAGGTTTACCAATATCATGTTTTTTACCATATTTACCTGATACAACTAGAGGTTTAATTGACACTTGGGCTGAAGTTAGTGAATTAAGCGTTATTGGTGGTGGTATAGGACTTGGAATTGGTATAAGACAACCAGATGATAAATCAGTAGGTATAATACCACATTTAAGAACTTACGATGCTAGTTGTACAGCTTACAAACAAGGCCAAACTAGACGAGGATCTTACGCTGCTTATTTAGATATAAGTCATCCTGAAATTGTAAATTTTTTAAACACTCGACGTACAAGTGGAGCGGGAGGTGATTATAATTATAAACTTATGAATATTCATAATGGTATAAACATACCAGATGACTTTATGAAAAAAATTTGGTTTATTTCCACCATTTCTCCAATATTAAAAGAATCAAACAGAAATCTACGAATGCAACTTTATGAAAATGCGTTCAACAAATGGACAGATTTTAATTATGTTAAATTTGATAGCATAGACGAATATATAATAGAAATGAATAAATGGAACCTTGTAGATCCGCATACAAAAAAGGTCAAAGAGGTCATAAAAGCAACAGAACTATGGGAAACAATATTAACAACCAGAGCTGAAACTGGAGAACCTTATTTACATTTTATAGATACATCTAACCGTAAACTACCCAATTTTCAAAAACAATTGGGTTTAAGTATTAAACAATCTAATTTATGTGTAGTTGGAGAAACATTAATAGATACAAAAGATGGATGTTTTGCAATCAAAGATTTAGTTGATAAAGAAATAGAGGTTTGGAACGGTGATTATTGGTCAAACGTAGTTGTAAAACATACAGGACGAAAACAAACTCTTGTACAAGTAGATTTTAGCAACAAAACTTGTCTAATCTGTACACCATATCATAAATTTATAAATTTAGAAAAACACCGTTCTTTTAAAGACATGACCAGAATTTGTGCTATAGATTTACCTGTAAATTTTCCTGTATTGTACTATTATAAAGATTTAAGTGCTATTTTACTTAAAGTTGTTAAAGTTTCCGAATTGACGCGAAGAGACGATGTTTATTGTTTTACCGAACCTTATAATAATGTTGGTATTTTTAATGGTATCTTGACATCGCAATGCAGTGAAATTGTTTTACCCACAGATGAAAGTAGAACTGCTGTATGTTGTCTCGCTTCATTAAATTTAGATTATTTTGATTATTGGTCTAATAATGAACAATTTTATTTAGATGTAGCCACTTATTTAGACAATGTATTGCAATATTTTATAGATAATGCTCCACGAACATTAAAAAGAGCTATATATTCAGCGCAATCTGAAAGAGCAATAGGTATTGGTGCTTTAGGGTTTCATTCATACTTACAATCAAAAAATATCGCCATTGAAAGTATGGCAGCTTATAATCTTAATAATAAAATTTTTAAAACAATTTCTGTTAATTTAAATAAGGTAAATTTAATCTTAGGATCTACAAGAGGAGAAGCACCAGATTGTATCGGTACTGGACGAAGATTTAGTCATATGACAGCTATTGCTCCAAATGCAACTAGTTCGATTATTATGGGTAATACCAGTCCCAGTTGTGAACCGTTTCGAGCTAATATTTATAAACAAGATACAATATCAGGGTCTCATATAACCTATAATAAACATCTAAAAAAATTATTACAAGACAGAATTAAGGATCCTAATAAGCTAAAAGAAATTTTTAGCAGTATTAAAATGCGTGATGGCTCGGTTCAGCATATATCTTTTCTTAACGATGAAGAAAAGAAGGTGTTTAAAACATGGCCTGAGATTGATCAAATGGTATTAATTCGATTAGCTGCTGCTCGACAACGTTTCATTGATCAATCTCAATCAATTAGTGTTTTTTTCAATCCTAGTGAAAATAAGTCGTATGTTCATAAAGTACATCTTGAAGCTTGGTTAAGCGGGCTTAAAACACTTTATTATTATCGTTCTAAAAAAATATTAAACGTAGATAAACTTAATCATAATATTGAATGTACATATTGCGAAGGTTAAAATGGAACAAAATATTTTAATGCTTTATAAAGCATTAAAATAAGATAAATTTTTTATTTCACCAGTCTATAGCAAATATCACCATCTGATCGTATTATTCTGATCACGTCTCCTTTACAAAAGTTATAAAATACACAATTTGGGTCATCTACTTTTATACCTGGCAATTCTCTTTTATTTTGGATAAAGGTTAAATCAACCATTTTTTGATGTAAAGGTGTTTTTTTTGTAATATTAATATTAAAGAAATCACTTCTTATAATTTGAATACTTTTAGAGTACGCTTCCTTAAATTCTTTAACATGAGAATTTTGAAAACTTTTACAAACAATAACTAATTGAACTACATATTTTTTAGATTTCGTATAAATATTATTACCATCTAAAGTGAATTTTAACTTTAAAAATTCTCTTACAACATTAAGCTCGAACTTAGTATTGTAAAGTTTTATATAAATATATTCATTGTTATGGTTAACTCCTAAAATATAATCACTACCACTTTTACATTCTTTAAAGTTTCGTTGAACCATCATTTCTTTTATATTTTCTATTTTCATCCTTTATTTTAATAAATATAAAGGATGAAAATAATCATTTTTTGTATTAATATTTTTAGCTTATTAAAATAACTCAAAGAATAAAGATGGGATCAGCAGTTTCTAAAAATATAACAAAAGCAATAACAGAGTCAATAGCTAATGTATCTAATTCTATTATACAATCTATTCAACTAACAACAGATCAAACTCAGATTATTAGTGTAACTGATGTAGATGGAGATGTAGTTATATCAGGCAACACCTTTACTCAAAAAGCTAACATTAATATGAAATCTTTAATGAATGTACTTTTACAAGAGAATGTACAACAAGATTTAGCTTTACAACTTGCACAAGCTTGTAAAAGTGTCGTTAGTGGTTTAAATTTATTTCAATTTCCCAACGCTCAAAATGAAATAAATACGTTTTTAAAGGCCAGTATTGAGCTTTTAAATACAATAAGTCAAACATGTATGTCTTCTATTTCAGAAAACCAAACTATCACAGTTACGAGGGTTAAAGGTAACGTTTACATCGTAAATAATGTAATGTCAGAAATAGCAAACATTATTCAATCTTGTGTACAAGATGCAGTGGTTAAAAACTCTGTATATCAAAGATTGCAGGAAGAAATAGATCAAAAAGCATCAGCGACAGCTGAAGGATTAAATTTGTGGCAAATAATAATTTTAATTGTTTTAATACTTTGTATACCATTAGTTTCTGTTATTGGAGGTGTAGCTGTTGTGGGAAGATTTCTTTTTCCATTGAGTTTAATTTTTGGAGTAGGTGGATTAGTGACATACAATGAATGGACTACTGAAACTATATATTCACACGCTTTTTCACCTTTAATTTCGAACGTTCCCAATTGTAACTCTAAAGTTCTTTCTGTCAGTAATAAATACAATAATTCAAGTCTCGCTTCACAAGTATGTGAACAAGATAAAAACTGTGTAGCTTTTGATTGGCGAGGTTCTGTTATCGATAGACAGGGTAATAGTACACTTTTAAATCCACCTCAGACAGTTTTGTATAGTTATGTTGCACCACAATGTGAAGAAGCTGTTAAAAATTTACCCGATAATACAAAACTTTTGAGAAATCCTATTTTTATTAAAGGTGTTGGACAACCAACTTCTCAAATAGGTGATGTATACTTAGATACAGCAACTACAGATTATTATTTTTTCAATCTAATTACTAAAACTTGGATAAAACAAGGTTCGTTTGCTCATTCTGACTTTACTAGTAGAAATACAATAAACTGGGGTAGTATTTTACCAACAACAGCAACTCAAGGCATACCTGGAAGTATTTATGTTTATTATGCCGCTAACAATCCTATTTATTTTCATGTATATGTTAAAAATCCGGATGTATGGAAAGCTTATGATCCACCTTTAAAAGGACCCGGTTTAATACCAGATACACCAAGTAGTATCAATGTGAGTGGTTTTACAACCATTAAACATAAAGATTGGTTGTTGTATTCTAGTGGAGCTTTTCTTTTAGTTGGGATTTTAGGTTCAATCATTGCATTTACTTTTTCAAAAAAATCTAATAAAAGTGATTAATTTACAGTAAATAAATAAACATGTACTACAGAGATCAATACGGAAACGTAACTGAGTATCCAGGAACTTATGCTAACGATATTCATCCAGGTGGTGTTGGATATCATCCATTAACTAGAGAAAATTTTTCTTATGCTGATTTTGGATTATGGTTTGAAAAATATAAAATGTGGTTTCTTTACGCTTTAATTTTTATTGTTGTTATTATGATGATAAAATGGATGATGTCAGGTAAAAAGAAGTCATCTTCTTCATCGGCTAGTATTTTTTATTAAAAATGATTTATTTTAAAGTCAAAATTGACTTTAAAATATTTGTTTCTCTACATTTTGTTTAGTTGTTTTAAAAGCATGGTGTTTTGGTTCATTAACTCTCTTTTCTCGTTGTTCCATTCTTGTTCTCTTTTATTCCACTCTCTTTTCTCGTTGTTCCATTCTTTTTTCTCGTTGTTCCACTCTAACTCTCGTTCTTGACACAATTCTATTTGATGATTTAACTCATTTATACGAGCATCTTTCTCTTGCAACATCAACTTTTGATATTTGTAGTTTTCAACTAATTTGTCGTTTTTAGCTAGTATTTTAACCATTTCAGTAACAATCCCAAAAGTGTTGTATATCTCCATGTATTTAGCCTTAACTTCAACCATGTCTGTTCTAGATAAAATAACAATCTCATCATGACCCTGAAACGGTACTTTTTTATCATTAAAGTAACGTGATAGAACTGTTTCAGCTTTAGAAATGCACTTTTCGTTAATAGGTGACCATTGACTTAATTTAAGACTACTTTCTCTAAGACTTCCATAGTCTTTTATAT